CAATATGGTAGTAAAAGAGAATTTTATGTGATGAACATGGGAGCAAAAGTTATGGCTAGGTGTGTAGAGAATTTTTTTAAAAAAATGTGTGAATTTTCTCAAACAGAAATGATATCTGTTGGTGGGGATAAAAAAATGTTAGCTATTCAAAAAATGATGGATAGAGTAACTAGGCACGCAGTCGAGAATAATCATAAGATTTACTATGTTAATGGTGATTGTAGTAAATGGTCAGCATCTGAAATGATGGAAACTTTTCTTGCAATGATTGTTGGCATGGAAAAAAAATATGGAAAAAGAGATTATTTTGAAGTTATGAAATATGTTTTTTTCAAATGGATGGATAAAAGAATAAAAATACCAAAAGACATAGTAGAAAAAGTAATACCATTGACTGAAGAAACAGAATACTTAAAAAAGGCAATTGATGATGATTATGAATTACACAGTACTCAAAATTTTCTGCAGGGCGTTTTTAATTATACATCATCTCTCAAAGCAGATATTTGCAATAATTACTGTTTAAAATTGTGGAAAGAATTTAATCCACATTCTACTTTATATTGTGAATATATGGTTCATTCTGATGACTATGCACTCTGTGTCAGCTGTTTGAGCGAAGAAGAATTTGAAAAATTCAGATGTCTTCAGAAATTATGCATGAAATGCTGCAATATTACAGATAGCTCAAAGAAAACCAATTGTCAAAATATTTTCCTAGAATTTATTTCACTTATTTGCTTCAATGGTTCACTTAATTATCCCAGTATAAAGAAGACAAAAGAATGTGCATCTACTTTGCCATGTGATGATTTTAAAAGAGATTCAGACTCTGTATGTTCCAGGACAGCAGAGTGTGTTAGAGTTGGTGTAACGGATTTTGGATCGTGGATATTTCATAGATTGCATATGAAATTACTTAGAGATTTATATAGCATGAGTTTTGGGCAACACAATTTTATTGAAGATAGATTTAATACTACTGTATAAATATTTGGTCAGACTGACATGTTGCCTGTTTTTTACTTTCTTTGCTCTGGGGATCCTAATAATTACAGATTGTATAAGAATTCAGAAAAAGGTAAATTATTTTTAGAAAAATTGTGGTCGGTTAATAAAGTTGATTTTGAATCAATCAGTCAAATACCATGTCCAAGATTTGTTTATAATAGGAAAGACGATTTTGCCAACAAAATTAGAAAGAAATTAGGTATTTCAGCAAGAGAAGCTATAGACTTCTTTCAAGATCATCTTTATTACAATTTTATGAAACCTAATGACATTGATGATTATAAGTTTTGGCTGAAAGCAATCTTTTTTAAAACTAGTTTTATTAAAGCTTATGGACATGATCCTAAATCTATGAGATTACTTCGAGTTTCAAATTACACAAGATCATCTAGTACTAATTTTATGACAGAAATTGAATTAATAAATTTTTATATCGAAAGATCAAAAATTGAAAATATTTTTATGAAAAAACAATATGACAAAGAGCATTTAAAGACAATTAAGGAAATTTATAAAATGGTAGCTGATATTGTACCTGATAAAATTAATCAATTAGATTTAGAAAAAGCAATTTTAAATGGTGACTCAACATGTAAAACAATTTATCTGTGGTCAATGAATTTGAATTTGAATGTAACGTCACAGAAATCACAAAGAGTGCTGATTGCTTCAAAAGCACCTTTAAAACAAAAGTGGTTAGACATGTCTAAATACATTTGTGAAACAATAATATATGCAATTGATGAGATAGCATTTCAAAAAAATTACCCATTATTCACAGACTTTAGCACTTTAAACAGAAATATAGAAATATTAAACCATGCATTGCCAGATTGTATAAACGTGATTAAAACTTCTACAATTCAAAAAGAGAGAATGTCTGCGATGCTATTGTTATATAATACTTGTATGAGCAGTAGGCAATCGGATATGGTTTGTTTATCTACTAATAGAGATAGAGAATCCACATTAGTTTATTTGAAAAATTATTTAAGGAATAATTTATTTCACAATGTACTTTTTGAAGTTATTAGTAAAGATTTAATGTCAGAAACAAATCCATACACCCTAGAAAGTTACATGGTTGTTGGTAGAATGAGAACTAAAGACCAGATGAAACTAATATTAAATAATCTAACATTGTTTTATGTAGTTTGGATTTATAAATTAGATAAAACTGTTGAAGAATTTCAATTGCTGATGCAGAGAACAATGATCACATCACCTTATAGTGGAGAACTAATGTCAGTTTACAATGCTTTCAATTTTAAAACTTTTGAAGACATCAATAAAGATTATTTTCAGACACATGAATTACAATCATTTTGTTTTTTCAAAAAAATTATATGTGAAGATTACTTACCATTTACAAAATTAACTAGGAATGCAAGATTTTTTTCTTTTTATTATGATAAAACTGTTATTGGAAATGATGAAGTATGTTATTTCAAATACTTAAATACTGAAAACAAAGTAACCTTCAACAATCACACAGAAAAATTTTACATTTCAACAACAGCTAGATCAAAGCATTTAATGTCAAGCATATATCACATTGGTCAAAAACTTGCTGGCAGAATAACAGAATCATATCTAGAAAGTATTGTTTTGAGTCAATCAAAAAATTATGGTGTAATTTCTTATAAACCTCATCATGATAAACTCCACTTTTCAACTGTATTAAATAATTACACAATTGACAACAATGACTGCACAGGTTATCCGA